CCCGGCGGCGGATGCTTCCCCCGGCCCAGCCGTTTCAGCTTCACCGAAAACCCGGCCTCAACCATGCGAGCGCGCCACTCATCCCGGCGTCTGTTCCATTCGGCATTGCGCCGGACTTCCCAACCGGGCTGCGCCATTTCTTCAGGGGTAGCAGGATCAAGCCACGGCATCAGGCCACCAGCATCGCAGCGGAAACCGTGTATCGCTCTACCTCGCCATATGACCGATGGTAGGCAACAGCCCGCGTGTCCCTCATGGAACGGTATCCCTTGAATGAGTGGTATGGGTCTTTCGGGGCGAGGGTCCGCAGGCTTTCAATCCTGACGCCCTGAACCTCCTTCACCACGTCATGATGAATGTGCCCGGTGTCGATGTAGCGATAGACCGTCTGGCCCCAATCTTCGGAGCGATCCACGGCCATCAGCAGGGGGAGATCGGCCATCTTCACCCGGTCGCCGTGGTGGCTTCCGAACAGGCATTTGCCGAACCGATGATACCGAAACACGTTCGGGCCAAGGTCGATCTGAACGCGGGGCTCACTCTCGAAATAGAAGGCCAGCGCCATCGCGAGGGAAAAGGCGGAATCCGGGTCATGGTTGCCCGCCAGCATCCAGACGATAACCTGCTCATGCTTTTCAAGCGCCCGCTCAATGACGTAGCGCCATGCCCTAGCAGCCATCAGGAGCGCGTGGTGGAAGCCCCGCTTGTCAACGTCCAGCGGGTTCTTGTGCCCCGGCGTGAGTGCGGAGCTATCGTTCGCGTGCATCACATCGCCGATGACTTCCACGATGCAGGCTTGGGCCGAAGGCGTGACCGATACCAGGCGGTCAATCCCCGCCCGCGTGATCCTGTCCGCCTCATCAGTGTCGAACTCATCGCCCCCGGCTTCCGGGCCTGACGCCATGCCGAAGTGTGGATCGCCGAACTTGTAGACTACCAGCAGATCGGCGAGAACATGAGCCGGTGACGGTGTGACCGGCGCCCTGCCCTTTGCGCCCTGACATAACTCTTCGACAAACTCCCGCAGCATTTCCGCCCGGCGGTCATCGTCAGCAGCGGACTTGACCCACTGGCCGCGAGGCTGGCCTTCCTTGTCGTAGTAGGTCGAAACGCCCCGCACCTTGAACCCATCGGGAACGGTATGGGTCATGTCGTGTTCCGGGGAGTGCCCAGCCAATGCGGCCTTGGCCTTCACAGCGTCGAGCACACGCCCAAAATTGCTGTGGTGTATCCCAAGCACTGCCGCCGCTGCTCTGGCGGTCCCGTGCTCTTCCAGAGCGTCCAACAGCTCCGCTTGTCTAGGTGTAGCCCATTGCCTCAAAGACGCCGGGCCGGTCACTAGCTGTCACCCTGGTTGCGGCTGCGGCGGTTAGGCGAGGCCGGGACAAAATACCGCTCGATGAGGTCCGTTAAGTGCTTGATCTGCTCTTGCAGCCGGACCACCTCGATAGTGGTCGCGCTGTGGCCCTCGATAGCGGCCTTCAACGCCGCCGCCTGCGTCTCCGACATGGCCGCAAGGGCGTTTACCCTGCCCTCCAGCCTGACAAGCCACACAACGCCGCCTAGCGCCGCCAAGCCAATGGTTATCGCTTCCGCAGAGACCGGCATCGCTCACTCGCCGTTAAGGGTTGGGAATACATCGTCAACCGTCGCGCGTGACGCGGCCCGGCTGCTCACTCAGTCAGGTCGTGGCCCCCGGATGTTGACGCATCCGGGGAGCCGACTATTTATGGAAGTGTCGATACGGCAGTGAAGGTGTCGCCGTTATACCGCCCGCCCGTGGCAAACGCCGCCGTCCACAATTCATGATCAAGCGCATCTACGGTCGCGTATGACCGGCCCGAGGCGGTCAGGTCTTCAATATACACCCGATAGAGTATTGAGCTTGGGTGATGGTTTCCTGCGCTCAGACCGGATTGGTAATAATTCCCCCATGAATGGGGGTGAATGCGAACATTTCCGCTGCTTGGGTTACCGCCCGTAAATGACGCATTTGCCGCATTACGGAAGGTGTTTCCCACGGTGTTATTGCCGGGGTCCGCCCTGCCGCTGGTGTAGGAATACCCAGAACGGTAAAATGCAATATTGCGCCCCGAAAGCGTCCCGAGTGAGTTGTTCCAAATGGCCGTTTCAAAGGATTCAGCAGGCGATCCTGCGGACGCAGCCCGCGTGATCCGGGACCACTTGCTAAGATAAATGTTGTTCGTGGGGTGCGCTTGAAGATACGCCTCAATTGCGGTCGAAGCCCGAATGGCGGCACCCCGTCCGTTCGTATAGCCGACCTGGCTGACGCACATATGCAGGCCGCCCTTTGTGGACCTCTCCAGAAATGCATCCGTTCCGGTGAAGCTGGAACTGAACGACGACGCCAGCGTGGTTGCATCGCCAGAGCCGAGCAGCGCCGCCGCCTCCTCCCATGCAATGTTCGGGATCACGGCAGCGTTCGCTGGCACGCCCGAGACAGGGTTATAGCTGTGGTTCGGCTCCACCAGCAGCAGCGACCCGGCGGTCAGGATTTTGTCCTTGTAGGCGATGGGCAGGCTGGAGGCGTTGACCAGGGAGCCCGGCAAAATCAGATCAAGACACGACATCAGAACCAGCCCTTGGCTTGGAGGAAGGTACGAACCCGCAGCTCGTAAAGCTGGTTTCCTACCGTGTTGAAGTGCAGGGGATCAGCAGTCGCCCGCATCCGGGTCGGGATGCAGCCTGCCGCAATGTCGGTCAGGTCCGTCGCGTCCGGCGTAAAGCCCAGCGTCGCCATTTCTCCGACTGTAGGCGGCGACTGGCCGTCGATATAGCGTCCGGGGAAGGCCGCCGAGAGGGCCGCATTGATCGCCAGTACGCCGGTATAGGTCCCCGTCCCGTTGGGTTCATTGGTCCCGTTCGGGAAGCCGATCACCGCGTATCGCGCGCCATAGGGCTTGAGGAAATCGATGCTCGCCTGAATGTCAGCGATGATCTGCGTTGCGTTGGCCGCCACGATGGCGTTAGAGCCGTCGCGGTTATTCCGACCGTAGCAGAACAGTTGCACCCAGTCTTCGTACAGCGCCGCCGCATCAGGAATGAACGCCGTCCCCGCCGGACAGGAAACAACGCTACCCGCCGTCGTGCGGGTGAATGTGTAGTTTGGCCCGGCAGTCCAGGTATAGGTCCCCGGTACGCCCGCCAGTGTTCCGGTCAGGGTGGTCGGCCCCTGCCCGTTCAGCAGGGCGACGGTCTGGGCCGTCACCGTCACCGCGCCACTGGCCGGAATCTGGTTGCTGGTCACGGTGAGCAGCGATTGCGCTCCACCCTGCCGACAGATGATTTCAAATGACCTTTGCCCCCCGACGCCACCGTTGTAGACGCTGACGCCAAGCGAAGTCGCCAGCAGGCCGGGCCACGCCTGCGTTGAGGGGGTGGCGACGCCAACGCCATAAGTCAGGCTGTCGCCCCAACAGGCGATGCCGCCGGACGGCAGGAACGGCTCAATTGTCCCGCCTTCGACGGGAACAGCATAAAGCCCGTCATCCCCCGACACGTCCGACCAGAAAAGAACGTAGTTGTCAGCGGTCAGGACCGGATCGGCGTTGTTCCCTGCCGAGGTCAGGGTAAACACCTGCCCGTCGCTGTTACGGATCGACCGGAGCTGGCGAAGACCAGACCCGTCCGTGTAGGGATAGACCATGTAAGATGCGTTGACCCGCGCGCCGCCCAGCGTCAGGACGTTATCCGCCGTTTCAGAGCGCGTAACGAACGCCTCTATGGGCGAGGCGGCATCGTCAGGAACACCGACCACAACCCGGTCATTGGCATCCTTCACGCGAAGCAGATACGTGGTTTCCAGCGGCGCGGATTCAAACGGGATCAGGGCGCGGGCTGCGGCGTCCAGCGCCTCAATAGGGAAGCTTCCATCCGGCACGGCAACCGGCATATGGAAGGTCACACCAACCGCCGCGTCGTCATCTACGTCAACGACAACCCGGTCAGCCGTATCGACCAACCGCAGCGCCTTGCCGGTTTCAGTAGGGGCAAGAGCAATCACCCCGTCCAGTGTGGCCGCGCTTGCGGCGGCTGCGTCTGCGTAGGCGGAAGCATCGTCCGCTTCGAGATTGGCGATGCGCTTCCACCCGGCGGGCGAGGCGCTCCAGCGGTAAACGCCCCGGTCATCGACCGTTCCGCCAACTACCGGGTCAGTATGCGTTCCGCTGGCGGCAAAGCACTTGGCGCCCTGCCCTACTGTCGTTCCCGTGACGGCATTCAGGCCAGTCCAGGTTTCATAGCGCACCATCGCGGCGTTCTGGGCAAAAGCCAGATCATCAAGCGCATCATCGAGTGCAACCGGCAGCGTGCCGGTGGTTGGGTCAAGGATGGCGTCTTCAGCAGAAGCGATAGCCGCAAGAGCCGTATTTTCACGAACATCAATCGTCCCGCCGGGATCGACAACCGCGTCCTCTGCGACGCCGATAGCAGCGATTGCCGAGGCAAGGGCGGCGTCAATGGTCGTGGTTGGCGCTGCAGCTACGGCAGCGACAGACAGGGCCTCTTGAGCCTCTACAGCGGCAATGGCTGCCGCTTCCGCCGTCTCAATGTCAGAAATGCCCTCACCCTCACGGGGCGGAATCTCAACCGTGATCGCCATGTCTGGGCCTTACGTCTTGATGCAATACATGAGGGCGATGTTGCGGGGGCGGGTTTCCGTCCCGCCGGTCGAGCCGGTCGTTTGACCAGAGCCCGCACCGCTGCTGACCGTCTGACCACCAGAGCCGATGTCAGAGCGCGTTGAGGCGTAAGTGTGCGTATGGGCTTCCAGTTCATCAGCCTGCGAGCTGGCGAACGCGCGGGCGCTGTCGGTGCCCTTGCCGTTGTCCCAACCGCGAATGAACTCGCCGCGAAGGTCGGGGAGCGTGAAGTGGGTTCCGTCCACAGAGCCCCAGGTCGTGCCGATGGCGGTGAACAGCGCGGGATACGCAGAGCGCAGCACAGAGGCCCCGTCGCACTCCAGCCAGCCCGTAGGAGCCGTGGACATGGCGAAGGCCGTCACGGAGCCTGTAAGCGCCCCTGTGAGGGTCTGTAGGGCCGTTACGTCCGCATCGTCCGCCGGGGTGTAGCCCAGCTTGGCCTCAATCGCGCCATCGGCCATCTTCGGAGCCGTGACCGCCCCGTCCGCGATGTCAGCGGTTTCAATGCCCGTCCCGCCTTCAGCGGTGTTGATCGGGTCCGCGTCGAAGATGGTCGCGCCTGCCGAGGTCTTCAGGACAAGCCGATACGTCTTGGTCGGGTCCAGATAGACCAGCTCAGGGAAAAACCCGGCGCTATTGGCAACCACCGGATTTGACAGCGGCGTTCCGAGGGCCGCATCCTCGAATACGTCCTCAAGGGTGGTGGTCGTCGTCAGGTAGAAATAGGCCTTGCCGCCGTTCAACGGGGCGTTGGCCGTCGTTACCCGGTTGGCGAGTTGGTATGCTTGCATGGGGGCTCCCCCGGCAACGTAGGCCGTGGTAAGGTGGTGGAATGCGCTTTCGCGGTTTCGGTTGGTGGCTTCTGGCCGCCCTGGTCGTCGGGGGCCTTCTCTGGCGGTGGATCACCGGCCAGCAGGTCTTCGCTTCATGGGCCGACCAACGGCGCTACCTTCTGCCGCTGGCCGTGGTCTTGATGCTATGCGCGCCCGTCGTCGTGATGGACATTCGATGGCGAATCCGAAACGGGCGGGGCATGACCCGCGACGAGTTCGGCGACGAGGTTGTCCGGTTATCCAGAAAGATCAGTTGGCGACGTTAGCCGCTTGTCCGCCCTGAATGGACCCAATCGCAGCCCCTGACGGTCCCGAAAGAGGAACATGCTGGAACGGTGAGCCGGGGTCCACGGCGCTTCTGGCGCGAACCGCATTGGCCGCGTCATCCATGCCCTTGGCTATCGGGGCGATGATCTTCAGCTTGCCGATCAAGCCGCTAAAGGCCCGCGACACCTCATAGCCAGACCCGGAGCGGTTGACCGATCCTTCAGGCGGGGCGAGGCGTCGAACGTCACGGATGAAACCGCGCATCTCCCGCAGTTCAGCAGCGTCGAACAGTTCCCGCATGATCGGAGCCGATGGGCCGGACAGGGCGCGCTCCCAATCGTCCGCGAGCGCCTTGTAATTCACATTGGTCGCCCCGGCGCCCATGTTGCGGTCAAGCCTTGCCATAAGGCGCATTACCGCACCCTCCCGCAAAGCCTGTACCTCCGGGCCACCTTGCGACACGCGCTTGATTGCCTTCACAAGCTGCACGGCATCGCCAGAACCAGACAGTTCAGCCCGGCCAAACAGCAGGTTAACCGCGTCGCTTTCGTTGGCGTTGGCCCCGATCAGGCTACGCATCAGGCGTTGGGCGCCGTCATCCTTCCGGGTGCCGCCGAAGTTGCGACGATATTCAGAATGCAGGCCCCGCGCCCTCTTGAGCGTGTCGATAGCCGAGCGGTCGCCAGAAATGAGCGAACTGTCGATGGCGTCATTAAGCCACCCGTCAAACTCGTTTTTCATAATGGACAGGGCCGCGCGATCTTGCCCCTGAGCGGTCGTCAGGCTGCGGTTCATCGCCTGCCGCACCCGCTCCACGCCCGCCACGGGGAAGCCCACTACCTTACCGCCGCCCATCGGCTTCCCGGCATTGGCTGCGAGCCGGTTGATCTCGTTAAAGATGCCGGTCGTTTGCGGGTTGAGGGAACTCATAACCTCGGGACTGATAAAATCGTCCGCCAGCCTGGCCCTGATCTTGTTCGGAAGTTCGGCCATGTTGGGCGCGGCGATCACCGCATCCGATGATCGGAGAGACGCATAGGCCTCATCAGCGGCGCGCTTTGCCGCACCGGCTTGCGATTTCATGCCTTGCTGCACCATCCCCGCCGCCTCGGGGACAGACTGAAGGCTATCTGCGCCAGCAAGGCCGCGCCCGGTTTGGCGAACCGCCTGCGCCTGCTCATTCATGAACCCGCGCATTACGTCCGTCGCTTCAGCACCCCTCGCGCCTCGCGCCGCAGCCTGTTCAAAAGCGATCTGGCCGAAGTCGCCCGTTTGCTGGCCGCGCGACATCGGAAAGCGCCCGCCCGAGCCCGGATTGCGAGCCGCAGAGCGGGCCTCCATGCCGAAGGCCGACCCAACGCCATCAGCGGCCCCGGCAAGGGCGTTGCGAACAGGGGCCGGGGTCGCGTTCACCACTGCCCTGCCAGTTCCCCGCGCAAGAGCGTTGAGGCCGACGCCGACCGCCTCACCGGCAAAGCCGCCACCACCCGCCAGCGCCGCCTTGGTCGGGTCAACAGCCTGTTGGGTTGCGATGTCCTGAATAGCTGAAATTCCAGCCGAAGCGGCCCCGACCCGAGCGCCCGCCTGCATGAGCGTATTGGCGCCCTTGGCCGCAGCGCCAGCAGGGGCAAACATAAGCGCCTGCGTTCCAAGGTCCGCTACGTCCTGCTCTGACAGGCCGGGCTTGTTCAGGTAATACCAGGGCGCGGTCGGAGACACGCGAACGACAAGGCGCCCGCCTGCATCACGGGCAAATTCGCGCGAGGGATACATGCGGGTGATGGCGTCAACGCGCGACTTTTCAGACGGGTTGATCGCATATTGAAAGCTGTTCAGCAGCGGGCGCGCTGGCCTGACCGATGGGTCCGCCGGGGCTACGCCGAACTCTTGCGGCTGGATGTCGCTCGCCTGCACCGGGGCGAACTGCACCTGGCCTTGTGTGCCGATGTAGGCGGAACCCGGATCAAGCGAAACCTCGTCGCCAGCATTACGCAGCACGGGGGGATTGCGAAGCGTGCCGGACGGCTGCGTCGTATCAATAGCGCCCTGCGCCGAGAGTTGGCGATAGGTCAGGGCGCGCGGGTCGGTCGGGTCCAGCTTGGCCCCGGTGTCAGACCACACAACGTCCTGAGGCTGGCGAAGCGTCCCTTGAGCCATCAGTGGTTCTTCTTCACGATTTGGCCGTCCGTATCGACATAGAAAGCCCCCTTGGGGAGCCCCGACAGTTGACGGGCGTCAGTGGGGACAAACGGGTTTTGCACCGAACCGGAGGGCGCCTTCGTGCCCTTGAACCGGGCCGCTGCGTTCCGCTGTTGCGGCGTCATGGCCGGAAGATTGGGGGCCACCCGACTTTGACCGGGGCGCGCGGTATACGGGAACGGAGGGGCTACAGCCGCACCCGGCCCCGCCCGAACGCGAGCCGCCGCCGCAGCAGCAGCCCGCGCCTGTTCCGTCACAGGGTCCTGAATCAGTGCGTTCTGATTGGGCCTGGTGAAGTAAATCTGGACGTTGCGCTTGACCTCGGCTTCAGGCGCGGACGCCCCCGACTTCGCCTTAAGCTGTGCGTCGGAAAACTGAAGTTCGGCTTGCCGCCCAAGATCGGACTGCGGATCACGGATCGCCGCGCCCAAGCCATCAAGCCCGCCAAAAGGCAGGCCCTCCAGAAACGATGCAAACGCATTGCGGCCCGAGGTCGGATCGTAGCCCGCTTGACGAGCGCGACGATAGGTCCCCTCCGCACCCGCCATTTCCGTAAGGGCGCCGGTCATCTTGCCCTGATCTTCAGTCAGGGACGGCATACCGCCATCACCACCGGGCTTTTTAAGGACCGTGAAGCCCCCCTTTGGTCCGTAGCGACCCACAGAGCCATCTGGAAGCTCAACGGCCCCAGGCCCCCACGCAGGGGCCGCGCGCGGGCCTGCCGGGGCGGATGCGTCAACCCATTGTCGACCATCCCACCGCGCACGCTGCGAAGGGTTGTTCGGATTAGTGCGAATTTCGCCGACTTCAGCCATGCGTCACCACTGAGGGTCAGCGCCGGACCCGTAGGACCGTGCGGGTTGCGGGGCGGGCATACCGGACGAGGCCGGACGAGCGGAGCCGGGCGCACGCGGAGCCGGGCCGAAGTTGGCGACCTTCTTCCACTGTCCGTCTGCACCGCGTTCATAGATGCCGTCCGGGCCTTCGATCTGCTCGGGAGGCTTGGGCGGGGCCTGATAGACCATGTTCGCCTGTCCCTGCCCGTTCACGCCGACGATGCCGCCCGACGTGTTGAACAGTTGCAGTTTTTCCGCCTCCTGACCCAACAGAGCCCGGTGCGTGGCGATGCCCTGATCCGTCCAGTCATAGGTCGGGGCAGTCATCTGCGCGATGGCCTCCGGGGTCACGCCGGGGAGGTTCTGAAGCTGGGGGACAACCTGCGTTCGGAAGTATTCCGCGCGCTGGTCGGGCGGAATCTGCGACATGGCCTCATTGACGTTGCCCAGCAGCGTGAACGTCTCGGCAAGGCGTTTCTTGGCGGCTTCGCTCTGCGCCTGCTGCTGGCCCGCCTCACGGTCTTGGGCGCCCTGCTGCATCGTGCCTACAGCTTGGCCCTCCTGAAGCATCCCACGGCCATACAGGGCCGATTGCGCGCCCTGGTAATCGCCACCGGCCAGCGCATTGCCAGCAATCCGCCGGGTGCGGTCCTGCGCCATGCCTTCAAGGGTGCCGTAGGCGTCACGAAACGCCGCGAGAGGGTTGACCAGTTCGGGCATTAGTTGCGCCCCCAGATGTTCGGGATTGAACCGCCGGAATGAGCCGCCGGATTGGACGTAGAGCTTCCGCCACCCAAACCTTGAAGGCCCCAGCCAAGCGCCCCTGCCAGAGCCCCGGCGCCCTGAGCGTTGGCGTTCGCGGCGTAATACGCAGACTGGCCCTGCTGTTGAGCGTTCTGCATCAGGGCGTTTTGCGAGTTGTTCGCGTAGGCGCTGCCCGATTGAGCGTTTGCGGCGTTGGCGGTCTGGCCGACGTTGGCGAGCCCGGCCTGTCGGTTCCACCAGTTGCCAAACTCAGCCGACGCCGTGTTCTGCGCGTAGTCGTTCAGGCCCTTCAACGCGGACCCGGACTGCAACATGCCATTGACGGCCCGGTTCTGCGTCACGCCCTCAAGGCCCGCGTTCATGCGGAAGGTGTAGTCAGGCGAAGCGGAGAAATTGGCTCTTGGGTTAGCGAGCTGGCCCAGCGCATTGACGCCCGCAAGCCGCCACGGTTCCTGATCCGTGCGGTTTTGGTTGTACATGTCGCGCTGAAGCTGAAGGCTGGCGTTAGTCGCCTTGCGGCTCGCAGCAGCAGCGTCTTGCGCCGCCCCGGCCTGCTGACTGGCGCCATAGAGGGACGCGCCCGCCGCAAGGCCGCCTGCCGCCGTAATCGCGCCGGCCGTAGTTCCGAGAAATCCAATTGCGCCAGCGACCAAAGGCATTAGTGCAGTCTCCTATGCGCCGGGGAGCCTTCCCAGGCTTCCAGCGTCAAAACCCACGTCCGAACAGGGCCGTATGCGGTAGGCTCGAAATCCCCCGCCGATCTCCAGCCGAACGACAATGGCGGGGCGGTCCAGCCCTCGATTTCGTAAGTCGTGATGATCTTCGCCCCGGCGTTGAACATCCTGGCAAAGGCCGCTTTCGCCGCGCTGGAGACTTCCCGCCCCCGGCCTTCCGGCTTGAACATCGTGTGAAGCTCGAACACCCGCGACAGGCCATCGAGCCGACAGAACAGAAACCCGCCGTTTTCACTCGCCAGCGGGGTCACGCTGTCATGGGCGACCATCGCCTCTATCGGCACAGGAAGGCCCATCTTCACGTGACAGACTGCCGGATGATCCATGACTTCCCGCCAGAACTCCGGCGAGCGTTCAAGCCTGATCACGGGACCATATCCACAGCGACCCACGCCCCGGACTGCATCTGATAAAGCGTCTGCGTCGTCGTCAGGGTGTAGTAGCGCCCGTCCGGCTGGCCCGTGACCGATGGAAGCGACGCCCCATATCCCGGCTTCAGCGCCTCAAATTCCGTGGTGATCTGCTCAAACCATGACCGCCAGAGGAGCGGCATTTGGTCATTCTGATCGGTAATCGAGAGCGCCCAAGGCGGGAGTTGCAGGCTCATCGGCCCTCATTCACGGCAAGGCCGAACGGCGCAAACAGCACGTCATCTGAACAGCGGAACTCGATAATCCGGCCCGGCGGCTGCATCATGCCAAGCTGCCACCAGCGGGCCTTGGGATGCTCGCCGTGGGGGCCAAGCGAGGCCGCGGACCACACAACCCACCCCGCATCGTCGGTGTCGGTGTAGCGCATTTCGACAACCGGGGTTGTGCCCAAGGCCCCCTCGCCCCGCGCTCCATACAGGTGCAGGCAGTTCAACCGCTGCCGGGCTATCGTCGGGATATAGGCCGAGCAGATACGGACCAACGGGTCTGTTCCATCGGTCGTGGCGTCCGGGTCCATCGTCCACAGTTGGCCCGTGTCGAAGTCCCCATAAACACCGGCATCGGCGCACTGAACGCGGAACACGTCTTCGCCATATGAAGACCACTCAGCCCAGGTCTTTTCGCGCACATCGAACGCCACCGACGTAACGCCGGGGATATTCAGCACATAGAAGCTGCGCCCCTCTGTCGGGACCTCAACCGCCGTTGCCAGTGAAATGTCCGCGCATTGGGCCAGAAAAGCGTCAATCGCGGGGGTGGAGATCACTTCAGCAACCGCGCCCGTGCGATAGACCTTCAGGTCCGTCCGGTCCGAGCGTTGCGCCGAGCCGACGAAGAACAGTCCGTTATCAATGCTGACCGCGCTGTTTTGCGCTGCCGAGCCCACGTCGTAGCGCCTGCCGGTGTAGGGCTGGAACGGCGCGTCAATGTCGCTGGTGACGCCCCACCATTCCGTTGTCGATTGGCCGAAGAACAGCACGTCCTGACCAAGCGTTTCCACCGAGACAATCGCGTCAGGGCTGCTTTCCGCCGTGGCGTAGTTAAGGCCGCCAATCGTCGCCGCATCGGCAATATCGGAATATCGGAACTTCCCGGTTCCATCCATCGTGTAGATGAACCGGCCCGCCGCATACGCAACGTCAGACACCAGTTCGCTATCGGGCATTGCAATGGTCGTAACCGTCAGCCCGACCAGATAGACCACCCCATCCGCCACAATCACCAGTTCGGTGTCGGATTGAGCCGAGCGCACCCGGTAAAGGCCGGGGATGATCCCGACCTGCACACCGGCCCGATAGACCCGCGTTCCCGACACCACGTAGCGAATGCCCTGGTGGGTCACGATGCCGCGAATAGGCCCCGCCGAGATCGTGGGCGACGCCACAAGGCCCGGCCTTCCACGCCTGACGCTATCGGTTGGCCCTTCCGGGGTTCTCTCGACATACATGTTGACGAGCCGGGCTTTCGGAAGCCCGGCCCGTCCGTAGGCCTGAGAGGCAAGCGGGATGAGCATTACTTACGGGCGCGAGCCGCCAGAGCGCGGGGGTTGTAACGCTCCATGAAGATGTCACGCGCGCGCTGGGCATTGGAGACGAGGTTGGCCGGGGGCTCGCTCGCATACTGAGGATGCAGGACCAGCGCCAGAAGGTCAGCCAAGGCGGTGTGATAGGCCACCGGGAAGTAAGGCGTATCAGTCAGCGCCCAATTGGCTTCTTCCGTCCAGCCCGTCTCACTCTCAAAGAAAAACGACTTCGCCGTGCTGTTGGTCGCGTAAGCCTGGTTGGCCGTCGCATAGGTCCCGACCGCCGTCGAAATCTGGCGGCTGTTCGGGTTGACGGTGAGGTTGTAGGTGCCGAAGTTCGCCCCGGCGTCGGTAAACCCGACCCGCCAGCCGTCTTGAGGGTTGGACGGCAGCGTCAGCGTAGCAGCCGCCGACAGCTTGCACATATACCGCGCGCCATAGACGCCCGTGGTGGCCCCCGTCAGCGACACCGTGTCCAGACGAGGCCCGACCTCATTGCCGAACATAGACCGCTGAAGGCCGTTCAGGGCGTCCAGAGCGGCTTCAGCTTGCAGGGGGGTAGGCTCATGACCAGCGTCAAGAACCCCGGCAGACCGCATGGCCTGCTTGATGATGGCGCTAACCAGCATGGCTTATGTCCTAAGGCGGGGGCTAGTTGCCCGACCAGATTTGATTGCTAGACGTGCGGAGCAGCGGCAGGTCCACGGAGATCAGTTTTTTCTCGCCGAACCGGGAGCGCATCTTGGCTTCCGTCCGCTGCGCGAGCTGGATCGTCACATCGCTCAAGGGAACGCTGCCGAACGCCGACAGACGAAGGGCCAGCATGGCGGCCAAGCCCTCGTCGAACTCCTCGCTGAGCGGAACCTCGCTATCCAGCGTCAAGCCGAGAGCGGCAGTCCATTGCGCCAGATCGGAGCGGTAATAGTAGGTGGACTTGGAATCGGAGAAGACATCCGAAACATGAATGCGGGCGCCGTCTTTCGGAGCCCGGTCGTCGTAGCCTGTGCAGACGAGCGTCACCTGATTGCAGCAGGAGATCAGGCGTTGAGAGGACGCCACGGACGTTGGAACCGTGATCGTAACCGCGTCTTCGGTGGTGACACGAACGCGCTCGTTTTCCCCGGCGGTGTAATCCGCCGCCGCGTCAACTTCGATCCACCAGGACATGCCCGGCAGGTTGAGGACCATCTTTTGAAAGATGCGGAGCGCCTGCGTCAGCTCGCGCGGCGAAAGCGAATAGCCGCCGTCCGTGTTGACGCCCGCGCGCTCCCAGGCATCGGCGATGATGTCGCGTACAGTCGTGGTCATTTGGCGGCCTTGGGCGGGCGTCCGCGCCGTTTCGGGGCCTGCGGATGGTCAAGCCACCCGGCGGGCACATCTTCAGCCTTGGCGAAGATCGCAGCCTCACCCTTGGGGCCGTAGAACCACGCGGGCCAACTTATCTTGTTCTGAGCCAATCGCCGATCCTTCCGACGTATTCGTTCGATCCGCCCACGTGGGTCAGGGTCAATTCAGGGTCCAGCCACACCTTGCCGCCCTGACCTCTCCAGTCGGCGCAAAATGCGGTGTCCTCGCCAAACAGCCTTCCGCCATCAATCGGGGCGTGGAAGTAGCCGTGGCCGTTGAACTGATAGTGGGAGTAAGCCCGGTCTGGATGAGCCTCTTTCAGCCGGTCAAACACCGACCGGGACAGGGCCATGAATCCACCAGGAACGCTGGCGACCTCAAGCAGCCCGGTTGCCGGGTCCGCATGAAGCTCCGGGGTTTCAAGCCATCCAACAGGGTAGCTTTCGCCCTCCTGCTTCAGACGATAGGCCCCGCCGACAAAATCCACAGGGTGAGCAGCGAGGCGGATAATGTTGCCCGGTTCCCACGACACGTCTGCGTCAATGAAAACCAGCCTGTCCGCCTCGCTGTCCAGAAAGTCCTGAGACATCTGGTTGCGGGCGTGGGTGATAAGGCTGCACCCCGGAAGGAACACAGCCCTGAACCCAACGCCTGCGCCTGCCGCGACCATCTGCTCATTGAGCAGCGCCCGAACGGTTTCAGCGCATACCTTGCCGTCATAGCAAGGAACCGCAACCAGAATGTCCACAGGGTTACGCCGAGCCCTTGATCGCGCCGAGGCTCACAAGCGCAGCGCGGAGCGCGTTGCCCTGAGCGGCCAGCGTGGCGAGGGCGTTCGCGATGATCGCCGAGTTATAGGTGCCGGTGATCGTGAGAACGCCGTTCGTCGCGGCAGCGGTGCCGCCCGAGGCGTCGGTGATCGTGCCCTGAGCGGTGGCCGAAGGCTGGGCAACCGGCGTGACACCATAAAAGCTGATGGTGTCCGTGGTGGCCTTGCCCACAGAAATGCCGTCAGTACGACGGCCAAGATATTGAACCATTGCTGGGGTTCCTTTTGGAAAGCCGGGGGGCCGTCATGACCCCCCGTAGGTTCGAGGAGGTTAGGCGCGACCGCTGATGCGGGTGCCCTTGCGGGGATCGACCATCTTGACGCCGTAGAGGATGTCAAAGCGGTGCATGTGGGTGTCGTTGGTCGAGTCCGACGAACGCCAGTAACGGACGGTCAGGCCAGTTTCCGGGTCGGTCGAGTAGTCCGCTTCACCCGTGAACGGCATCACCAGCTTGGCCGACACCAGGGCGATAGCCTCAGGCCGGAAGATGGTGCCGAAGCTGTAGGTCGTCGCGTCGGTGTCGGTTTCGGTGTCCGAACCCATCCACTGGATCGCCGCGTTGTCAGCCGGGGCCGCCGAGACCGTCTGGAACGGACCCGAGGTGATGATCGGCGGGCTGATCGTGATGTCCAGGTTCTGGTTGTCCGCCGTGGCGGTGGCGACCGAGGTCCCGCCGGTAACGACCGTGAACTGCTGAAGGTAGGGCAGCGAGGCCTTGGAACGCGGGTTGATGGCGTACACATCGGCGATGGTGAACACTTCGCCTTCAGTGACCGTCTTTCCGTTGCCCACGTTGTCGATGGACAGGGTTTGCGTCCAGTTGCCATCCTTCACCGAAGCATAGGTGACGTTCTGGCTGGCGCCGTCCACGAGGGCGTTGCCGTCGCGGGTGCCGGTGGTGATCGTCGCGGCGTTCTGCGTCGAGTACCAGTCGATGTTGCCCAGCATCGGCAGCTTGGCGCGGGTAAGCGCGTCGGTGGCTTCCTTGGTCTGAGCGGTCAGGCCGGACAGGTTGCCGAGCATGGCCCACGCATCAGCCGGGGGCAGGATACCCACGCGACCGTCAGTCGGTACGGCCATTTCATCAAGGCGCTGCGGGCCGTAGGTCAGGTCCGAATAGCTGTTGATGGTCTGGCCCGGCGTGCCCACCCAGTTGTAGAACTTCTTGGTGAGGGCGTGCAGATCGCTGTCAACCTGCTGGGCAAGCTGAGCGGCGGCGGCGTTCATGACCTTCGACTTCAGAAGGCTGTCAACGGTCAGGGTTTCCTCAACCGAGGTGAACTCAACGTCGATGCCCTTCTGCTTGTCGATGGCGACGGCGATTTCGCCTTCCACCACGTCTTGCACCTGGGCAACGGCGCCGTCACGAACGGTAAACTCCGGGGTACGCTTGGCGTAGACCGTGGAGCCGACCTTCTTGAAGTCGTTTTTGAACTCGGTCGTCACCAGCTTGGGGAGAACGACGTTGTTCTTCAGCAGTTTGAGGAAGGTGTTGGAATACACCTTCGGGGAAAGCAGGGCGTTAGCCATGACAAAGGTTCCATCTAAGGGAGGGGCGGCGTCATCCGACGCGGCTGTGGGGTTCAGCCCCCGTACTGCTTCTCGAACGCTGAGAAGTCGGAGGTGTCAGGGGAAACCTGAAACCGTCCGCCTGCTCCGCGAGCTGTCGGCGTGGGTTCGGGGGCGGTGGTGGTGGTCTTCGGCGGCGCGGTAAGGCGCTGCTCGATTTTGGCGAGTTCGTAAGCCTGCTTGGGCGGCGACATGGCCGACAGACGGGAGAACTCACCGGGGTTCGATCCGAGATAGTCAGCCAGCCTGGGGCCGTACTCGGACGACAGAATGATTTCCTGCACAGCTTCCGGCAGGGAGGGTGCGCGCCGTAGCGCGGTAAGGCCCGCAGGCTCCCCATCGGGGAACATTTGAGCGGCCCGCTGGTCGAAGGTCTGCACCGCCTGTTGAACTGAGGTCTGCCGTTCGCGCGTTTGAATGACGCGGGAAACGGTCTGCTCTGCCTTCCAGTCGGTCAGGTCTTCGATATACGCGGGATCATAAACGCCCTCGACGTACTGCGAGGGGTCCGGCTTGCCCTGAACGGGCTGCGGCGCCGGGGCCGGTGCTGGCGTGGCAGAGCGCATGGCCTGCTCGCGCCAGTATTCCGCATCGCGTTCAGCCGTTCGCCTCGCAGCGGTCAGCTCGTCAATGCGTTCCTTGGCCGATTTCTTGGGCTTGGGAGCCTCTTCCGTGTCTTCGGGCTCATGGCCTTCAGAAGCATCGGCTTCAGTCTCCAGCGCCTCGATTTCGGGCGTGGCGGTGTCCTCTGCGGGGGCAAGGCCCTCGCCAGTCGTTTCGTCTGTCATGTGCGCCTGAGCGAACGGGTTTAGATGCCCGGCATCCCCGTGGCGGGTTGCTCAGGGATTGGGTATCCCTGCCCGGAAGTCATCGAACCAAAGTCCGGCTGGCCCATATCTGGCGGGCTCATCGGTTGCGGTTGCGGCATCATCTGGTCCGGCTGCTCGCCCTGACCCTCGCCCGCGTTAACCACCTGTTCCGCCGTCTGGAACGTGAGCTGAGAGCGCATCGCGCCTAGCTCCATTTCCATCTTTTGCGCCTCAAACAGAGCCTTCATGGCGTCCGCCTGAGCCTTCTTCGAGTTGGCGACCTTGGCGTCTACTTCCGCCTCTGCCGCCTGCTGCTGCATCGCCATCGCCTGCATTTCCTGCGGGTTCGGCTGCTTGGGAGCCTGACCTTCCTCGCCCTCAAGCACCTGGGGCGGAATGGTCTTCTTCAGGCGGTCAGCGATGGAATCCGCCATCGGCCAATCCATCGCCTTGGCAATCAGATCGGAGGCCACACCAGCCGCAGCCGGAATAGCCTGCACGAACTGCATCAGGCTTTCCGCCGCTTCCTGACGCTTGGTCGTATAGGAAGGGCCGGTTTCCACGGCCACGTCATATCGGCCCTGATTGATGTCGATGTTCTTCGGGTGGTTCGGATCGTTGATCCGCTGAACCTTGGTCGTCTCGTCTTCACCAACGATGCGGATGGTCCGCGCCGTGTCGTACACGGTCGGGATAAGCGCGTTGATGATCTTCCCGGCCTCGGAAATCGCGGCCTTGAGGTTGTCGTGGTAGATGTACGTTGCAACGTCACCCTCACGCTGGCGCGCCATGATGGCCCGGCCTGAGGTTTCATTGCTACGCGCTCCGAGGCTTGCATCGTGCAGCCCGGTAACGTCCTTCATGTCCTGAGCGTTAAGCGCAGCCTCTTGCAGCAGAGCGCCCGGAAGCGGCGGCGGGTTCGTATAGGTCGGGGCGTTGGAGCCCTCATAGATCAGCAGCGGGTCGGCAGACTTCGCAGCGTTGCGGAAATCGTCTTCCCGATCTTCCGGCAGGCTGGAAGCCGACGCCAGCCACTTGCCCTTCGGAGCAAGCGCGAGGGTCTGAGCGGCCACCGAGCGCCAGTAGTTCAGCAGGCGTTGCGGGTCCTTGGCCCATCGCACCAGGCCGAACCGGACGCGCTTGTCGCCAACGTTGAACTCCCAACCCTGAACGCGGAGGATGGGGACCCGATCAATCGGCCATTCAAACGGGCCTTCAAGGATCGTGTGGCCCGTGATCAGGTACATGCACGCATACTTGCGCGAGGACTTGCGCGTCGCGACCGGGACCATCCCCGCCGGAACCTTGTCTGCCGGGACGACAGAGCCATCCTCCAGCAGCGCAATGTCCATCGGCTTGTCGATGACACGCCAGTATTCCGAAACGCGAACCTCATCCTTCGTTGACCAGCCATCGGTCGTGGTCGATGCGACCAGATCGGACGGCTGTTCGTCAGGAAAGCGGGCCTCAAACTCTTTGCGCGGGATGCTGTCGTTGATGAAGCACCACGCAGCGTCCCGGCCCGTGGGGTTCACCGACGCCGGGTCCCAAACCACCGAGAACGGGTCAGGAATGGGCGCCAGCGCAATGTCACGCTCAAACGCCATTTCCCCGGCGTACTTCAGCGTCACCCGGAAGTTACCAATCCCCGTCGTGACCTGAGACTGCCCCGCCGTGGCGTAAACGCCCTGAGCATCACAATCCCGCTCAATCGCCCGGATCAGGCCTTCGCGAACGTCCGCCAGGTCCTTGTCGGCATCCTCAGCCGGGCGAACGCGGATGGACGGGCGATTGATCCGAATGTCACCGACCACCTGGGCAATGAACTGCGGCAGGCGGTTAATGACCAGACACGGCAGGCCAGCACGCGAGGCCTTGGCCTCTTCGTCCCACTGCTCACCGGCAGCGAACTTGGCATCCTCCATACCCGCGTCACGGTTTTCGCGGTCGAAGTCCACGCCCATCTGAAACCGCTCGCGCGCTTCCGTCAGGAACTCGGCTTCGTCCTTGTAGCCCTCGGGAACCTTGGGCTCAGCAGCTTTCTTCATGAGCCCATCCAGTTGCCCGAGCCATGCGGCGCGGATTTCTTTGGCCTGTGTTCCGGCTTGGCGAAGCGCCGCATCATCATCCCGTAGCGGGACGCTGAAATGCGGTCGTCCTTCAGCTTCACAATCAGACCCTTTTCGCGGTGATAGAGCCGGAACTCGCCAATCCAGCCGACGCAGGTTCGGAACACCTTCCAGCGGTCCGTTTGCATCCGGTCCAGCATCTCGAAGATGCCCGCCTCTACCCCGTTGGAGCCGTCCTCAAACGTCGCCTTCTCATGGAGCATCGCAAGGCCTTGGCCCCGGTACTGTTCCGCAAGCTGCTCCCCAGAGCCCTTGTCATGTTGCAAGCCATCGTGAGGCCAGGCGCACGGTATCCAGTCGCCCCACGCCTTGACCGCAGCGGAGTGAATGACCGGCGTCGATTCCCGCGCCGCGTACTCCCGGATCACGTAGATGCAGTCTGAATCCTTGTCCCACGCCAGACCAATGCAGGCGAACGGGTGATCCCAACCGAAATCAAGGCCATTGATCTGAACCCAGTGCCGGGGAATGGCGAAGGGCTCAACAATGATGCTTTCCTCAGTGACCGGGAACACGCGACCGGAACCCATGATCGGGATACCCTTGGTCCGCGCCTCCCGCTCATGCGCCGGGTAACTCGCGACAATCGCCGCGCGCTGGTCGGGCGTGTAATGCTCCGCGTCGTCAATCGTCATCTGCGTGACGTGACGGCTCATTCGCCAGCCTCAAGGAACATGCTCACCACGTCCGACATGCCCAGCAGCGGCGTAAACGTCAGGAACACCATCCCGCCGGTCGCGTTGGTCCGCGTGAGCCCTTCCATGTAGATGTCTTGCGGCGGCTCCTCATCGAACCACACGCCGTCCAGCGTCTCGCCCTGCCACTTCTCGCGGCCCTGGTCGTAAGACTTAAACCCCAGCGTGGCCGTCTCGCCGCTCACATGCTTGACCAGCACGCTATCGAGCGCATCAGCGACACCCTGCCTCATCGAGTAATCCACCAGCAGGTCTCCCGGAATAAATCCCTCGCCCCACTTGGCCTTGTCTTTGGGCTCACCAACCAGAAGCCGCTGAACGCCGTCGCGGGTAACTTCACCCGTCTTCGATCCAGCCCACCAGCGCGTCGGCTTGTCGAACCGCCTGCCCTCCCACCAACCGGGATAAAGGCCCGTCAGGTGATAAGCGACCTCCGCAGCCCCGGAGTAGGTCTTGCCGAGCTGGTTGCCCGCCATCAGCAGCCGTTCGCGGTGATCCGCTCCAGCCGCATGAAACTCCCGCTGCTTAGTGTAGGGCCTGTACGTCTTGAGCCGATTGCGACGAGCCCGCCTCGCCCTCTCCTCCAGCAAGGACACCAGCTCCGACTTGAAGCCCAATGACACTGGCGAGGGTTCGGATTCGAGCGTCAAGCTGCTCATCGGTCAGATCGCTCGTGGTTTCTATCTTAAACTCTTTCGGAAGCAGGCCAGCGATGACCCGCATGTAAGCCGCCGGGTCTTTCTCCCGGACCTCTGCGAGAGCCTGAACGCCGTGCTGTTCAAAGTCATCGTGGAGCGCAGCAACGAACGCCTCGCCCAGCTTGTTCCTGGCACCCTTCGGCCTTCCGGCTGGGTTGCCGGACTGGCCCGGAACAAACGGGATGAGCCCGCTTTGTTTTTTCTCTGTTTGATCAGAGGACATCGCGGCCTCTTGGTTGGTATGGCGCTCTTGAGCGGGGGTAGCTTTCGACCGTCAGTCAGCCATTGCCGCAGCATCCGAGCATGAAGACGGGTCGTGTGGGGTTCGCCGCGCGGTCTAGCGGTCATGTATGCGCTTTGCAGGGTTGGGACCTGACCGGCGGCGAATGGGGAACGCGTAGGCATGGCTACGCAGGATGGGTGAACGGGGTATCCGTCACCGGGTTCTGGCGTGCGGTCTAACGCTGGTGCGCCGTCTGCCCCAGATGCGAAGCATCTATTACCACATGATGTGGCATGATTTGCAACAGGGTGCAAGGGGTGGTGTTACGCCGCCTTCTCCACATCGCCGACCGCGATACCCAGCTTGCGGGGCCGAAGCCTCCCCAGCACTTTCAGCAGCACCTGCACCCGCTTGGCGCCCGGCTTGGCCTCGATGATCGTGGCGAGCTGACCGGCGAACGGGCCTCCGATGATCTTGACCGGATCGTTAGCCTCAAACGTGATAGCCTCCGCTCCTCGGGTGTAGTCGAAAAACCCGGCGCGCTCGCTTTCCCGGATTTCGTGGACCCACTCGAACGGGATGGGCTGGGGAGTTCCGCAGAAGCCCACCAGGGACTCGACGCCATCGGCCTGCTTGACGGCGTAGAAGCTGTCTCGCTCGCCCATGTTGACGAAGATATACCGGGGAAAGATCACCCGCTCCACGGTGTCCTTGATGCGGGCGTGAGAGCGCAGGTGCTTCTCGCAGGGGGCGTAGGCCTCAATCCCCCGTTCGGTGAGGGAGGCGACGGCCCGGCGCTCCTGCCTGACGCCGGTGTATGCGACATACCAGGTCATTTGGCTTCCTTCGCAATCTCATAGCGGATGTGCCGGGCGACGGTGATGTGCCCCCATGCCTCAATCTGATCAGCGACGGACCTCCATGCCGCTACAGCGAGGCTTTCCGGGTCCAGGTCGATCACATAGCGGGAGGCGATCTTTTGGCGGATAAGCTCTGTGTCGAGGGCTTCTGCTAGGCGGGGGATGAGGGTCATAGGGCCAGCGTCTCCTGAACAGGCTTGGCGACGGGTTCAGCGAACAGGCGGGGCTGGCGGTAGGCGGCGTCGATACGGCGACAGGCCAAATTGAAATAGGTCGGGTTCATCTCGATGCCGACGAAGGACCGACCCAACTTCGCGCTGGCGACTCCGGTCGTGCCGGAGCCCATAAATGCGTCTAGAATTGTCTCTCCCGCATTGCTGAAAAGCGATACAAGTTCCGCCATGAGGTTAACTGGCTTTTCGGTCGGGTGGCCGCCGACGCGATCCGGGTTGTTCGTGCAGTGAGTAAAGACGCCGCGCCGACCGCCGCCGTTCCAGCGAGCATGGCCTTTCCCGCACCACGTCGTGGTGATGCACTCGTAGGACAACGCCGGGCCTTGTCCGTTCAACTTCGGTGTCGCGTCGGGCTTGTTCCAGATGCAGGTGGTTTTGAACTTCAGGCGGCGAGCAAGGATGGCTGCCTTCCACGCAGCCACGCCCTCGACGTTGCAGAAGGCCAGCAGCCAGCCGCCATTGATCCGGGCCACCTCGTCGAGGAAGGGCTCTCGCAACTCGGATATGTCGTCAAAGTCCAGCGCCTGACGTTGAGGCCCGCCATCCAGCCGCCTCAGTTTCACATCGGCGTGCAGCGCCTGCATGACCGCCTCGTAAGGCGGATCGCTGATGACGTGATCAACCGGCCCAAGCGTCGGCAGGATGTCCCGGCAGTCCCCCAGATACAGGGTGCAGTCGCCTATGGTTTCGATGCGGGTCATGGCCTAGAACGGAATATCGTCGTTCAGGTCCGGCGAGGCCGTGCCGGTGCTGGTTTCCGAACCCGTCTTGCGGTCTTCAAGGTCGTAGAAACTGACAAACCCGTTCCAGCCTTGGCCGACAGGAACCGCGTCAATTTTGAGGCTCAGGTTGCCGTCGTCGTAGCGGAACAGCGTCCCGATGGTGGTGTATCGTTTCTTCTCCGAGCCGTTGCGGTCGGTGTAGGTGCCGGTGACGGCTACGGCTCGTTTGTGGGGGGTCATCTTCGACATGTCAGGCTGCTCGCAATTGCTGGGGGACTTGGGTTTCGGGGTGATCTGGGGGCGGGCCTAGCGAGGAGGCCCAACGGCCTGTTGCTCGCCAGTTATCGACCAGGGCGCCCCAATCGACGCCGCCGGATGGGTTATCCGCATCGACGCCGTAGAAGCCTTCACGTAGGCGCTGGAACGATTTTGGCTGACAGACGAAATCAAAATCCGCACGCCAACCCCGGTCGTTCTCGCCACGGCAATGCTTGCTCGCTGCCACGCCTCGCAGGGCTTCCCGCCATCCGTCCAGACCGGCCACGTTGAGCCGCGCCCGCAAATGTTTCCGACGTTCCGCCGTGAACTCTTTTGCCAGCGGAAGACCAAGCCTCCGGGCCATGTTGTTCCACTCACCGAAAGCGGCCTCCGCGTCGGCTGTGCTGACAGAGGAACCCTTGGGTTCCGATATGGTAGCTTTAGCTACCTCTGGTTCTGGTTCTGAAGAATGGCAGAGCAAACCGCTAGCAATTGCTACAGCCGAATTGTTTGTTTTCAATGCCTTGGCATTGCCACCACGAGTTCCAGCTTCCGCGCGTTTGATCGACTTTTCTTGCGCTTTTTCGAGTTCTATCGTCAGCCGGCGATTGACGATTTCGTCCCCATCAACGTCGAAAAACGCCAGAACGTCGGCCGCAATTTTAGACCACCTGGAGACAGTGCAGCCGGTCACGCGGGCCAGCTTTCTCGGGTCATTAGGGAGCCGCCCCTCAGAGCGCCACATCGTGAACAGCAGCAGCAAATAGGCGCCGTGCTGCTCCGTCGTGAGGTGCCGGGTGTCGCCCAGATAGTCAGCGACGTAGAACTGCATGAAGGGTGCGCTCACCTGATAGCCTCCGCAGCCTGACGCACCGCTTCAGCCCGCCTCAGGGCTTCCTCAGGGTCGCACTTGGCGATCTGGCGAGGGGAGAGGCCAAGCTGGCGCGACGACACCCCTAGCTGACGTGGGCTGACGCCAAGGGCGCGCGGGTTCGTGCGGTCCTTCCTCATGCGACCCTCGGCAGATCACGGATGGCGCTGCACTCAATGCGAACGAACGTCTCAGCGTCCGCAGTCGGGCCTTGGCGGTTCTTGGCGATGATCCACCACAGCCGGTTTTTGCATTCGGCCAGGTTCTTGATGTAGCGCCCATGAGCCGTGTCATCGGCGATCTCGTCGCCGGTCTTCACAGGCTCTTTGATGTAGTATTCCGGGCGATACAGGAACATGACCACATGGGCGTCCTGTTCCAGCTCACCGGCCCAGCGGAGGTCTGACAGGCCCGGCCTGCGATCCTTGCCCTCGCGCTTCTCAACGTCGCGGGAAAGCTGGCAGAGGGCGATAACCGGGACTTCCAGCGCCTTCGCCATTTCACGCAGGGCGCCGGAAATCTCGCCGATCTCCGCAACCTTGTTATTCATGTTCCGTTCGGGCCGCAGGAGGCCCAGGTGGTCAACGATGATACAGCCGGGCTCAACACCAGCCTTGCGCCAGTTGCGGACGATCCGGCGGGCTGCGGAGGAGACTTGTGCAACGCTCAGGGCCGGGCGGGCGTCGAACATGACAGGCCAGCCAGACATTTCCTTGGTGGCGCGTTGCAGGCGGTCCCATTGGCCGGGATCAAGCGAACCCCATTCGGCTTTCGAGTAGGACGGGTTGGAGTCCTCACCGGAATACTGAATCTCATGCTGGTTGAAGGCCACGTCGCAGGCCATGCGAAGGCCAAGCTCAGGCTCCGTCATTTCGAGGGAGAAGAAGGCGACGCCCTTTCCCTGCATGGCGACGTTCTTGGCGATCGAGAGCGCAGCGGAGGACTTGCCCATGCCGGGGCGCCCGGCGAGGAGCGTAAGCTGCCCCTTGCGAAGCCCTCCGGTGATCCGGTCAACCTCTTGGAGCCCGATACCCACGCCGGGCATTCCGCGCCGCTCACGGGCCGTCTGGATGGCTTCTTGAGCCACGAAGGCCAGAGGCTTCCACGCCTCCCGAGAAACGCCGTCACGGGCGATCTCTGCGGCTCCACGCTCCAGGTGGGCGAGAACCTCCTCAGAGGTGGTTTCGCCGATCTGGTGCGCGGCCTTGCTGACTTCCTCCGTCAGTCGGGAAATCTCGCGCCGGGCCGCACGGTCCAGAACAATCGCGGTATAGCTCTCGACCGCCCACGGGGACGCGGTGTCCCAAACATCGGCAAGCCACTCCTGCCCGCCCATCTTGGCAAACCCGGCGTCACCGGAGAGGGCTGCGGAGACGGTCAGAACGTCCGCCCTGCCCGCGCGCGTCTGTTTCAGAACCTCCGACCACACCAGCGCATGAACGCCGTCGAAGAAGTGTTCCGGGCGGACGCGATCAAGGGCGTCGGCGCAATCATCCGGGGAGGCCAGCGCGGCCCCGATCAGCGCAACCTCTGCTTCAACGGAATGGATCATTTCGCAAGCCCGCATGTTGCGTCAGCGTGGCGATAGGTAATCTCTGCGGCCTGTTGCTTTCCAAGCAGCGCGACCAGCGCACCGATGGAATAGGCCAGCATTCCCGCCGCGATCTGGACCCGTTCAGCGTCGTTTTCCGCCTGCATGATGGCGTCCGAAACTGCTTGTGC